AACCTTATCAAAATTTTAAATCTACAATTTATGAGAAAAGACTAGAAATATATGATTCTAAAACTTTAATTGATGAAATTATAGATCTAGAAAGAAATATAAATACTGGAAAAGTAGATCACCCTGATGGTGGACGAAAAGACGTGTGCGATGCTGTATGTGGAGCATTATTTAATGCATCTAAAAATGCAGAACAATTTGCTTTTGATTTCGGAGAAAGTTTAGATACAACATTACAAGTAAGTAATGCTACAGCAAATGATAGTTATACTAAAAAACAAATAAATATAGAATTTGAAGAAGAGATAAAAAATTTACTAGATCCTCTATCAAAACAAAAGCAAAAAATATTAGATAAAAGCAGTTCTATTGAAAATAAACAAGAAAATAATGCTAAATTTAAAGAAAATAACCAATCTAATTCTAATGCGTTTAAACCAATAGATTTTGGATTTGGTTCAGCTACACCTTATAAGCCATCTGCATTAAGAGATGGGATTATATTCTGAGGTTAAAAGGAGATTTATAGATAGATGCCTAATGAAATAGATTCAGCTGTAATAGATGATGAAGTTAATTATAATAAAAAGATAAGACCTATTCCTAAACCTCAACAAAGTGATACTGATCTAGCAGAGCGAGGTATTGCTTCGGTAATAGCAGAGATAGGTGATAGTAGCAAAATAGATATATCTGCAATCAATTCATTTGACCAAGCAAGTCAGACACGAGATCAGCTATACCAATTATTAGATACGATGGGTGATGATCCAACAGTTGCTGCTGTATTAGAAACATATGCAGAAGATGCTACTGAATATAATGAAAATGGAGAAATTGTTTGGTCAGAATCTGATGATGCAAATGTAAATAAATATATTACTTATCTATTAAAAAGTTTAAAGGTAGATAAAAATATTTATAAATGGGTTTACTCATTGATTAAATATGGTGATATTTATTGGGAATTATTTAAAGAATCTGAATATAATAATGACGAGTTCTTCAATACAAATGCAAATAAAGAAACTGATGAAGATATTCAAAAGAGAAAATCTCTTAAAGAAGCTATAGATATAAATCTTTATAAAACAACTGATCATTATGTACATTATATAGAAGCAGTTCCAAATCCCGCTACAACTTTTGAATTAACTAGATTTGGCAAAACAGCTGGCTTTATACAAACAGATATCGGAACAATAGCAAAGAATAAAAATAATTTAATAACAACTTCTTATAGTTATAGATTCCAAAAAGATGATATAAATATTTATAATGGAGATAAATTTGTTCATGCCGCTCTCGAAGACAACACATCAAGAATACCTGAAAAAGTAAAATTATTTAGAGATGACAATGCTTTACAGAAAGATAATGGTACAGAGTACACCGTCAAACGTGGTCAGTCCCTTTTATACAACGTATTTAAAATATGGCGTGAATTATCTTTATTAGAAAACTCAATGCTATTAAACAGAATAACTAAATCATCTATTACAAGAGTGATCAATGTTGAAATTGGTGATATGCCAAAAGAAGATGTCAGAGGTTATTTAGCAGGTATAAAACAATTAATAGAACAAAAATCAGCAATTGATGCTGGTAATTCAATGTCTGATTACACTAACCCAGGACCTATTGAAAATAATATTTATGTACCAACTCATAATGGCCAGGGTTCAATTACAGCAAACCAAATAGGTGGAGATGTAAATGTAGGTCAATTACCTGATGTTGATTATTTTACTAATAAATATTATGGTGCATTAAGGGTACCTAAACAATATTTTGGGTTTACTGATGATGGTGCAGGATTTAGTGGTGGTCAATCTTTAGCAATTATATCTTCAAGATATGCTAAAGCAATAAAGAGAATCCAAAACACTGTTATTCAAGGCATAACTGATGTTATTAATTTAATGTTAATAGATAAAGGCTTACAATCTTACTTAGGTAAGTTTACTATTAAAATGCAACCACCAACAACTCAAGAAGAAATTGATAGAAGAGAAAATACTGTTGGAAGAATTGGTATCGTAAGAGATGTCATGGATCTTTTAACTGATGTAGATAATCCAGCAACAAAACTTAAAATATTAAAAATACTTTTATCTAATGTTATATCAGATTCAGATATAACAAGCTTATTAGAAGAACAGATAGATGAATTAGAGCAACCAGGATTAAGTGAAACTTCTCAAGAGGAAGAAGATTTAGGATTAGGTAGTTCTAGTAACATAGGCAGTGATATTGGACTTGGAGAAAATGAACCATTAGACTTAGACACTGAATTAGGATTAGAGACTGAAACTGAAATTTCTCCAGAAGAGGAAGAAGATATTTTACCAACACCTGAAGAAGCGGGTGAAGGCGAAGATTTTACAGATAATAATTTAGAATTTTAATAAACTAGCCAATTATATTGGAAGGAGATAATACAATGATAACTAAAAATGATTGTTTAATTTTATTAGCAGATATTGAAGAAAAAGGAATAGATACTACTGAAGCAACTAAAGAACTAATTTCATCTCTTAATTTACCTTTATCTGTTATTAAATTTATAAATGATAATAGGCAATTAGATGTTGCTGCATTTTATGAAAGACTAAGAAAAAATTACAATAATAAAAAATCTAATCTTTATAAAAATATAGTTAAAGAAATAGAGGATACAAATGAAGTTTTAACTACTCTTTCATCAATGTTAACTCAAATATTATTATACGCAAGACAAGTTGAAGATAAACAAATGTTTTTAAAACATGCTAGAAGTTCTGAAATAACAGCTGTGTTAAATAATTATTTCAAAACTTATGATTTAACCAATTGTTTACGACTATTAAGAATTATAAAAGTAGATTTAAAAGCATTAGAAAGTATAAAGGAATAGGAGAGAGAAAAATGAATACAGAAATGAAAATTGCAAAAAAATTAGAGAAGAAATTAGCTAAACAAGCAAAAAAAGAAGAAAAGAAAATTAAAAGAGCTAAAGTAGAAGTTACTGAAATTAAAGAAGAAACAGCTAAAGAAATAAAAGTAAATATTAATAATAAATTATCAAGTTTTTAATTATAATACTGTTAAATTTATTATTTAAAATAAAATACAATTATTTTATGCTAAATTTATTAGAAAACTAAAATAATTACAGGAAATTTATCAGAATGGTTAAGAAAGAAGAATTAAAGTTAGACGATAGTGTAAAACAAAATTCAAAAGGTGAAGCTATCCTAGGAAGATTATATGGCACTGTTGCTGATGTTGTTAATCCAACTCGTAATGGTAGAAAATATGATGATGCTCTTTGGGAAAAAGTTTTCAATGATCCAATAGTTAATGAATATTTTGAATGCGGTGGGTTGCTTGGCGAATTAAATCACCCTTCTGATAGAGAAGAAACAGATCTATCGCAAGTTGCAGTTTGTATGCCTGAAAAACCAAAAAAGAATAAAGATGGTCAATTGGAAGCTTATTTAGATATTCTTGATACACCTAATGGAAGAATAGTTGCTACATTAGCAAAATATGGATATAAATTAGGTATTAGTTCTAGAGGCTCTGGCGAAACTTATGAAGCAATGGATGGTGAACATGTCGATGAAGATACTTATAAATTAGAGGCATGGGATATTGTTTTATTACCTGCAGTTAAATCAGCAAGACTTAAAATGGTTGAATCAGTACAAAATGGTAAATCATTAAAACAAGCTTTATGTGAACAATTAGATAGAGCAACAGAAGATGAAAGAGTTGTAATGAAAGAAACTCTCGATAAATTAAATATTGAATATACACCTGAAAAGGTTATAGATAAATCAGAATTAGCAGCCAAAGATACTGGAGCTAGTATGGTTAAAGACTTGCAAGAGTCTCTTCTTGCACAAAGAAAACTTGAAGCTCACATGACTGGACTCCAAGAAAAGCTATCAGTTTGCTATGCGAAAGAAGCCAAGTATGAAGAGGAAATAGTAAAACTTAAAAATGCTGTCAGAAATTTGAGTGAAAGTGTGACTAATGCGAAAGCATTACAAGGGAAAGTTGAGAAACTTACCGAAGAATTAAATCAAAAAGATTTAATAATTAAACAAGAACAAGATAAATATCAAAAACTTGTTGAAAAACGTAGAATTGATATAAATCGACAATCTAGTTTAAATGAATCAATTTCATCTCAAGCAAATAAATTAAAAGAAAAAGAAACTATGATAAGAGACTTGAATGAAGAATTTAAATCCTTTAAACAAGAATCAATAGAAAGAGAAAATTCTTTAAATGAAAGCTTAGAAGAAGTTAAGAAAAATCTTACTATTAAAACAAATGAATATAATTCAAAATTAGCTAATGCCAATAAATTAGTTGAGCAATATAGAAAAACTGCTAAAACTGCAGTGAATAAATATATTGAATCTCAAGCTTTAAGATTAGGTATAAATGCTAATGAAATTAAAAACAAACTTTCAGAAAATTATTCGTTTAGTGATATAGATGAAATATGTGAAAGTTTAAGTAATTTTAATTTAACAGTAAGTAGTTTACCTTTAGACTTACAAAAAGGAAGAATAAAAATACAAGAAAGTAAAGAGCCTTTATTAAAAACTAATCCAAACGATATAGTAGATGATAGTTTATTAAGACTCGCAAATTTAAAATAATAAATAGGAGAAAATTAAAATGGCAACATTATTAGAAGCTTATTCTAAAAGACTTGCAATTTCAGAAAGTGTTTATAGCAAATCACACAGTGAAGCTATGCCTCAACATAAAAAATTAGTTATTGCAAAATGTTTAGAAAACACATCAAAATTCATGAACGAAGCTTTTGAAAACTCAGTAGGTACTCAAAGAGCTAACTTAGGAGATTTCAAGAAATTTACATTAAACTTAGTTACAGTAGCATTACCAGATTTAATCGCATTTGATTTAGTTATGGTACAACCAATGTCAAGTATGACTGGATATATCACTTATGTTCAATACACAGCTGGTTCAAATAAAGGTGAAACAACTCAAGGTGAAGTATTCAACGATCCATTCAGACTTGGTAAAGTAGATGTTAATTATACATCAGAAAGAGTAGTTGAAACAGTTAAAGTAGATGCACAAGGAAAAGCAACATTAGCTTGGTTCCCAGTTGTTAATACAGAAACAGTTAAACCAGAAGTAGTTGGTGCAGCAGGTGTTACAATCACAGTTGACGATGCTAAAACAGGTGCTGTTACATTAGCAGGTGATGGAGTTCAACAAGATGCAGAATTCAAAGTTAGATATGTTTATGATAACGTTGTAATCCCACAAAACGATTTACCAATTTTAAATGCTAGAATGGAAAGCATCGCTTTAGCAGCTAAAGCAAGAAGAATTGCTATTTACTACTCACAAATCGCTAACTACCAAGCAAAACAAGATTATGGTTTCGATCTTGGTGATCAATTAGCTCAAAAAGCTGTTGGACAATTAAATTATGAAATCGATACAGAAGTTACAGACTTATTAATCAACAATGCAGATGCAGATGGTGATTTAGTATGGTCTAAAACATTACCAATTGGCGTAAGCAAAATGGAACACTATGAAGGATTTACTGAAATAGTTGCAATTGCTAAACAAAAAATCTATGATAGAACAAAAAGATTTGCACCTAACTATATGTTAGTAGCTTCAAACATCTTACCTATCTTATCTATGGTTAAAGCATTCTCAGCAGCACCAGCATCAACAGTTAATGGTCCTTACTTTGCTGGTACATTAGATGGATTAAAAGTATATGTTACTCCAAACATCGAACCAGGTAAATTTGTTCTTGGTGTTAATGGTTCAGATTTAGAAACATCAGCAGCAGTTTATGCTCCATATATGCCAGTTATCCCAACTCAATTATTAGGATATGCTGATGGTGGTATGAGCCAAGGCTTCTCTACAATGTATGACTTAAGACTTCTTAACAAAGATCTATTAGTTTCAGGTAGAGTTACTGCCTAATTACTGTATATAAATATAAGATAAGATTAGCTAGTTTAAAAACTAGCTAATCAAAAACTTATATAAAATTAAGGAGAGAAAGAGAGAATGGAAATGATAGTTACAGCTCCAGCAATTATAAGAATTGCTAACACTTCAGAATTTGCTAAAACATTTCAAGCTTATAAAGAAAACTTTACAACTAAATTAGCAGCTGGTCAAGCATTAGAATTTGAAGTTAAAACATCAGGTCAAGTATTATATTATTTAAATCAAGCTACAACAGGCTTAGAAGTTACAGTAGTAGAAACTTACACAGAAGATGATACAACTATTAAATTAAATACTCCAGCATTAATTACATTAAATAACACTTCAGCAAAAATAATTGGATTTATTCCTTATAGAGAAAATTTCCAATATGATATAGCAGCTGGGGATGAAGTTCAATTAACAGCTACAAATGTTGGTCAAGTATTATATTACTTAGCACAAGCAACTGAAGGTTTAGAAGTTACTCAAGAAGAAATAGTAGTAACTCCATAAATTTTAAAAAATAAAAAATAAAGTGAGGCTGGTTGATTTACCTCCAATCAGCCAGTCTTATCTTTTTGAAGATATAGTTTAAGGTAAAACACAATGATTGAGATATTGGTTCAAATCCAATTATCTTGAAATAATATAAGGAGGTTTTAATCATTTAATGGATATGCAAGGTTATGTAGATAACTTAAAATTTCAATTATCTGGTGGACTTTTAGATTTAGAATTAGATGATGAAGCCTTAAAACAATTAATAAATATTTCTTTAAGAGAAATTCAAAGATATATAAATACCACTAAATTAGCAACTATCCCTTATCATAGATGTATTGATTTATCTGACCAGAAGGTAAGTTCAGTCTATAGAGTATATAGGACTAAAGGATATGGTAGTGCTGCACAAACATCTGGCGGTCAAGACCCAATGTACATGGCTCAATGGCAGATGTTAAGTGGAGCAGGAAATGGGTATTATAGTCCAGATTTTGCTTATAATTTTGCAGCTTGGAATACAGCAATGCAAATTAGAAATACAATCTCAACTGATTTAGATTTTCATTATGATAAATCAAAAAACTTTTTATATATCAACTGTGCTTTTGATAATCCAGAGCAAATAACAATAGAATATGTACCTAGATATGATGATGTAAATGAAATTGTATCTGATTATTGGATTGATAAATTATGTAGACTATCAGTTGCTCAAGGAAAGATTGCATTAGGTAGAATTAGAACAAGATATACTCAATCAAATGCATTATGGACTATGGATGGTGAGCAGATGTTAGAAGAAGGTAATACTGAATTAACAGCTCTTAGAGAAGAATTAGTCAATAATTCAAATCTAATGCACCCATTAGATTAATACTTAGATATTTAGATGATATGAAAGAAAATACTTTTAAGGAGAAAAGTAGTTAAATGAAAGAAAAAAATTATTTAACAGAAGCTTTCCAAGCATTAAAAGACTTAGAACTTAATGAAGATGTTTTTGAAATCACAGATGCTGGAATAGAACAAGCAAGCGATTTTGCTAAAGCAAACGAAATAGAAGAATTTGAAGATATAATTGACCCATTAGCACAAACAGAAGAAGAATTAAAAGATTCTTATTTAGGCAAAGCAATTTTAGATTGTGAAGTTTGTCACTCAAAACTTTATAAAGATCCAGAAGAAGTTGTTATTGACGAAGAAGTTCAATTAGCAAATCTTGAAGAAGCTTGCCCTTATTGTCAATCAAATGAAGGGTTTAAAGTTATTGGTCAAGTAGCAGAATATTGTCCACATTGTGACCATGAAGATGAAGAACATGCTGATATTGAAGAAAAAGAAGTTGAGATAGAATCAGAAGAAGAGATAGATGAATCTATTAAAACAAGAAAAGGTATGAGAAAAATGTCTTCATTGAAAGAAGATGATAAACCAGCAGCTGTATCTATAGAAGATGCTCAAAAATGGGTAGATTATGATATGAAAAAATATGGTAGAATATCTGGAAGAACTAATAGATTAGTTAAGAAAGCTGGTTTCCAAATTGTAAAAGATGATCATGGTGATTATGAAGTAGCAGCGGGTAAATTTGAATCTGTAAATGAAGAAGTTGAAAAAGTAGACATTGAAACAGAATCAGATAGAGTTACAATGGAACAAGATGAAAATGGTAAAGTAGTTGTTACAACAGAACCAAAAGAAACTGTAGAGGTTGAAGAAACAGAAGAAGTTATCGCCCCAGTAGAGCCAGAAACAGAAGAAAAATTTGAAGTTGAAGGTGAAGAAGATTTTGAAGAAGTAGATTTTGATGAATTTGAAGAATCTGATTTCGATGCTCTTGGAGAAAAATATTTAAAGAGAGTTTATGAAAATGTAAAATCATTTAAAACAACTCAAGGATCTTTAAAAGGTAATAAACTTAAATTAGAAGGTTTAATTACTTTTAAATCAGGAAAAGAAGCAAAAACAAATTTCATATTTGAAGCTCATACAATATCTAAAACAGGTAAATTGAAATTTTTAGGTGAAAATAAACAATTTGCTAAAGGTAAAAAATCATTTACTTTAACAGGAAGTAAACAAGGAAATAAATTAATGATGGAATCTTTAACATATAATTATAGAGGTAAAGATGCTTCAACAAATAAATCTCAAAGATTATATGGAAGAGTTTCTAGATAATAGAAAATAAGGAGGATATAGGTTTGAGTATTTTATTAGAAAAATCAAGAAATGAACTTATATCCCAATCTAAAAGAGGTGAGCGAGAAAAGGGAGATGGAAAGACTAGATATGAAAAAAGATTAAAGTCTAAAATCTCCTCAAGTAATCGTTCATACAATAGAATAGATATGAATACCTTATTTAAAGAAGGTATCTTAACAGTTGGAATAGAAGTTAAAGGTGAAACTGATAACTATATTGTTAAAATTTCTTATGGTCATTTTATAGATACTTTAAAAGAGTTGATGAGAAATAATAATGAAGACTTAAATCTTAGAGTTGTTATAAAAACATTAACAGTAGCTTTTAATAGAGGTGATGTTTATTTACATTGCAGTTGCCCAGATTTCAAGTATAGATTTAATTATTGGGCAACAGTAGATAAATACAATGATGGTGAACCAGAACTTCGTCCAGCAAATATAACAAATCCTGATAATAAATTAGGAGCAGCTTGTAAGCATGTTTTATTAGTATTAGGTAATTCAAGTTGGATTATTAAAGTTGCAAGTGTGATTGTAAATTATGTCAAATATATGGAAAAATCACAACCAAGACTTTATCAAAGAATCATATATCCAGCAATATATAATAAAAAATATGAAGAACCTACTCAAGCAAGTATGTTTGATACTGAAGAAGATGAATTAGGAACAGAACAACAAGATATAGATATTGCAAATAAAGCAGCTATTGAAAGAAGTAGATTCCAAAAAGATAATAAACAAGGTGTTAGATTTGCTCCTAAACAACAATTACAAGGTCAGGAAGAAATTGAAATAGAAGATGAGGAGGAGTTCAATGATTAGTGAAAACGAAAAATATGGACTTCTTCTCAATAATAATATAAAAATTCATAGAACATATTTTAAAGAAATGTGTGGTTTAATCGGAATAAAGGTAGTATATAGAGCTCCACAACCTGGTAAACATTGGACTATCTATACAGAGATAGAAAGCAATTATCAAAAACCAGAAGTAGTTGATTGTATTTTTGAAGAGCATATAGACCAGAAGACGATGAAAAAATTAGGTTGGGATGCTGAATTAGTTGAAGGTGAAGCTATTATAAGTGTTCCTTATGATTTAGAAGGGATACAAGCAGGTGCTTTATTTATAATACCAAGTGGTATAGATTGTGCTAGTGGTAGATTATTTAGAGTAACACAAATGTCTACTATACAAATATATCCAGCTTCTATAACATGCAGATTAGTTCCAGAATTTGAAAACACATTTTCAAGTAGTCAATTTAATTATAAGCATAGTAGTTTTAACTTACTTAATGAGGAGGAGTAGAATGAGATTTTTAATAGAGAAATCTATATTTGATTCTCCAAATGAGTATGATAAAATAAGAGATAGAAGGCAGCGTTTTGATTATATAAATAATTTTCTAAATTCATTGCCTAATGCTCAACATTTAAAGAAAGCAAAAGATATTTATATAGATAGTATTTTAGAAAATGGACATAATGATTTAACTAATAAGTTTATACCTTTTATAAGAAATATTTATTTTGATGCACCTAAAAATATAGTTAGTTTAATAAAAGAACTTGTAGATAAAAATAAATTAAATTTAAAAGATTCTAAAGTTCAAAAATGGTTGTATTCAAGTGATTTATATAATAGACCAGAGTATGACATTGACTACACTATAAAAGCATTGACATTAGCATCAAATCCAGATTTACAAAAAGAAGATGGTGTAAATAAATTTTCTGATAAAGATTTAAAGATAACTAATTTTTATAAAGATGGCAAGTTATTAAGTGCAGAGCAAATAAAAGATGTTTTAAGAAATTGGCAAACAAAAGAGCTAGATTTACCTCGGTACAAATCTAAATCAAGTTCCAATAGATTAAAACAAGTATTTAAAGATAATAATCCTAAGATGACTGATGATGAGGTTGATACTAAAACTTCTGAAATTATAAATACTGCTGATGAACAAATAAAGAATGATATAGCAGATGGTTTAATAAATATGGGTATAAAGAGAACAGATGCTACAGCATTAGTAAATCAATATTATAAGGAAGGCGATACAGCAGAAGAATTAATGACTAATGTATTGAGGAGCAGAAGTTAATGAATCTAGAATTAGATCTAGAAAATGTAGAATCTAAAGATAGAGTACCTTTTGTTAATTATATAATTAAACAGATACAAAAAGAAGTTTTAAATCAATTTGATGAGAGAAAAGTATATAAATTAGAAAATTACATCAATAGTAATAAAATTATTGATTTCATATTAAGAGATAAATATATCAAAGTAAGGGATATTTATTTAACTGCTGTTTATAATCTTATTATAGAAGAATTAGATGAAGATATATTTAATATAATTGTTAATAGAAATATAAATGTACCAGATTCAAATTCTTTATTAATTTCCTTGCTAAAATTATTAGAATATGGAAATTTAAGTGTTAATAAATATGGTTTATTAACCAAAATAATGCAAGATATAGCAGATAATATAGATACTTATTTTAATAAATATAAATTAGGAGTTGAATAATGAGTGTTACTTTATATGATAAAGCACTCTTATCTAAATTTAAAAGATGGATTAAAGATGATTCCTTAACAATATTAGGAGTTGATGAGACTAATACCTTATTTAGATATAGAGCAGATATAAATAATGACCAACCTATTCAATTACCATTAGTTTCATTAAGTAGAAATTCACCAGTAACAATTACTTCTACTTCCAAAAGACCTTTAACATTCGATGGGTCAAAAAGAGAAGGAAATATAGATAGGACAAATCAATTAAATGCAATACCTATAACAATAAGCTATCAATTAGATATATATGCTAGGTATGAAGAAGAAGTAGAAGAATATGTTAGGAATTTTATATTTAACATAATAAATTACAATAAGTTAGAAATAGAAATTCCTTATAAAAGTTGTAATATAATAAGCAGGAGTTATCTAAACATCCAGCCAGATATTCAAGATAACTCAGATATAAGTGAAAGATTAATACATGACCAATTTAGGCGAAGAACAATAAATTTCACTTTACAAGATGCTTATTTATATGATTATAAGACAATGGATAATTGGAAGATTGATACAGGCATAGAAGTTAAATTAGTTCTAGATGTTGAAGAAGAGCTTGCATCAGGTTCTATAGATATAAGAAAATAATTAAGGAGAAAATTTTAAAATGCCAAATATTGTTATACGAGAACAAGATTTATCAGATGTAGCTACAATAGATATAACTGAAAATGCTGTATATGTTCCAGGACTTTCAACTAAAGGTGATTTACATAACCCTACAAGATTTACCAATATTGATGATTTTAAAGAAAAATTTGGTGGCCCAGTAACTTTAACAAATGATGCAGATGGTATAGAAGATACTTCTTTTAAATATGCAGCTGAATTGATATCTGCTGGTGTACCAGTATATTTTGAGAGAGTAATCGATACAGACACGCAACCTCTATCTTATGATAAAGTTAATCAAACTATCTTAACTGGTTTAGGTATATGGTTAGATAAATTAACTGATAAAAATGCATACAACATTAAATTTATAACAACAGGTACTTATTCAGTTACTATAAATGACACAACATTTAAAAAGATATTAAATATTGCTGCAACTAGAGGAGATTGTATTGCTTTAGTAGATGTTGATAAAGAAAAGACACTTTCACAAATTCAAACAGAACTTACTAATATATCAGATACTGATTTAGAAAATAACTACACAATCACAATTAGTGGAGATAAAGAAGATACAAAAGAATCTACTCTTAAATATGGCACAATAATTGCACCTTGGGGTACTTACAGTACTAAGAATTATGAAGATATAGAATTACCTGGCTCTTTTGCATATTTAACTTGTTTAGCTAAATCAACTGTTAATTACCCTAATTGGTATGCTATTGCTGGTGTAAATAGAGGTTATATAAACAATTTAAAACAATTAAGAGTTGCCGTTACAGGTAGTGAAGCAGATACAGTTCAAACAATAAAAGGTATTTCAATTGTACCTATAACATATATAAATCCATATGGTTATTGTATTTGGGGTAATAGAACTTTACATAAAAATGATAAAGATGATTTAGTAGCAAGTTCTTTCTTAAATATAAGAATGCTTGCTTGTGATGTAAAGAAAACATTATACACAGCAGCAAAAGAATTGATGTTTGAAACAGATAGTATGCAATTATGGTTAGATTTTAAATCTAAAGTTACTCCATTATTAGATAAAATGGTATCAGGAAATGGTTTAACTGATTACTCAATAAAAAGAGTTAAATCAAATATGAAAGCTACTTTAAAAGTTGTTGTTACATTATATTGTGTTGAAGCAATAGAAAATTTTGATATAACATTAAATATAACAGATAGCACAGTAGAAGTAGCAGAGTAATAAGGAGAAAATATAGATGGATAATTTAAGAACAGATATAAGCACTTACCATTTAACAGCTAACCCAACACTTTATGAATCTCAAAAAACTAATGCTTTTAAATTTTTAGTAACTGGATTGGATAATTTAGTTAATGTTGCAACTGGTGAACCAATAGTAAATGCAGCTGATGCTTTAAAATGGTCTATAAAAACATTTACCCCACCATCATATAGCCAACAACCATTAGAAATTAGAAGAGGTAATACAGTTATGAAATCTGCTGGAACACCTACTTTCAATAATTCGACAATCTCATTAAATGATTTTGTTGGTGCTAAAACTTATGATGTTTTAATGGCTTGGCAATATTTATCAGGTAACATTAAGACAGGTAGAAATGGCTTAATGAAAGATTATAAAAAAGAAGCTTATCTAGTAGAGTATACTACTGACTTTGCTCAAGTAGTAAGAGTTTGGCATTTATATGGCTGTTGGGTAAGTAATTTAAGCAAAAATGATTTTGATAATTCTTCAACAGCACAAGATGTAAATATATCTTGTACAATAGAATATGATTTTGCAATACCAGAATCACCTGATAATATAGAATAATAATTATTACACCGAAAAGAGGAGATGAATATAATGGAAGATTACACCATAGCAGAAGAGTACCAACTACCTAGTAAAGGGAAAGTGTACCCAAAAGAAATTAATTCTAATATAAAAATTAGAAGTATGACTACTGAAGAAGAGATGAAAAGATTAGGACCAAGTCCTTATGTATATAAAAAGTTCTCAAATATAATAGATGATTGTTTAATTGAAAAACCAGGTTTATCTGCATATGATATGTGCATAGGTGATTATCAATTTCTATTATATAGATTGAGAGCAGTTACATATGGGGATGATTACAATATAGACAGTATTTGTCCATACTGTGGTTCAATAAATCATCTTACAATTGATTTAAGTAAATTAAAAGTCAATACTTATAGTGATGAATTAAAGAAATATATGGAGTTTGAGCTTCCAAGATCTAAAAAATTAGTTAAACTTAAATTGCAGACTCCAAGAATGCTTGATGAAGTAAACAAGAAATGTAAAGAACTTGAAGAACATTCATCAAACATAGACAGTGAGCCTGCTATTTTATTTAATATAATGTCTTTAATTGAATCAATAGATGGTGTTGTATTATCAGAGGTTAAATTAGAAAACTTTGTTAGAAAATTGCCAATGCAAGATGCAAATTATATCTTACAAAATTCTAAAAATTTAGTCACAGCAATTGGTATTGATACAACATTTAATTGTAATTGTAGTTCTTGTAATAAAGAATACAAATCAAGTTTGCCCATCACAGGGGAGTTTTTTGGACCCTCAATTAACTAGTGATGGTAAACTGTATGCACCAATAAGATATGAAGAAATAGTTAAAGAAAGATATATAATATCTAAAATGATACATACGTCATACAGTGATACAGGCAAAATAACTCCCACAGAGAGAAAATATATATTAAGTTATATAATGGATGAAGCAAAGCAACAAGAAAAGAAATTAAAAGAGTATAAAGAGAAAAATAAAAGGGGATAGATAATGCCAGGTGCAAAAATTCATGACGCTGATACATTAGGGCAAGTATTAGGAACATCTAACTCCTCTAAGGATAGTATAAAAGAGCAAGTAGATAAATTTCAAAAACTCTTAAAAGATGCTGTTAAAAGTACTGCTGATTATGCACATGCGTATGAAGCAAAACTTATTAAAAAACAACAGCATGATGAAAAACAAGAAAAGATAAATGCTTTAAAAGAAGCTGCATCCCTAGAAAATAATTTATTTAAGAAAACTGCTTTAAGCATGAAAGCATCTATGGCTGATATAGCTAATAATTTCAGTGAAAAATTAACTAATGGCTTAAAGAATAGCTTTAATAAATTTATGGGTTCTGCTGGTAGATCCATTGATGAATATATAAGTGTATATTCTAAATATATGGGAACTATTAGTGCTAGAATACAAGGTAGTGATTTGACCTATACTGGTTTAATGAGTAATATATCTCGAAATCTAGCTACTAGCCCATATGTTAGACAAACTGACATGATTTCTAACTTAAATAAATTTGTTGAATCAGGTATAACTTATAATTTAGAATTACGCTCTTATATAGCTACTGTTTCAGATAAAATAGCAGATACTTTTGATGCATTTGATAGTAGTTTATTAAGAATAATTAGAATACAACAAGCAGATAGCACAACAGCAAGATTAGGTATGGAGGCTTTGCTTACTCAATATCTTAATGCTACA